TACCTGAATACTACGTCGGTGGCTCAGCTGCTGGGAGTATGACCTATAGCAACACCACGGCAGAAAGACGTAACCTAATTGATATGTCATTAAGACCTTTAATGGCTTGTATTACACAAAGACTTTCAGATATTGACATCACACCAAGAGGCTCAATCGTAAAATACGACTTGGAAGAATTTTATAGCCCAAGTGCAATTGAAAGAGCCGACATTTACCAAAAGTTAATCCCACTAGGTGTTATGACAGTAGATGAAGCAAGAGAAAGAGAGGATTTGATCAATGACACTAATTAAATTTAGTACAGACATCATTTCAGCAAGCACAAGCAAAAGAGAATTGACTGGTGTCATAGTACCTTTTGGCAAAGTTGGTCACACCAATATGGGTGACGTAGTATTTAATGCTGGATCATTAACAATCGGTGAAGGCATCAAACTATTTACTGAACACGATATGGGCAAACCAATAGGCAAACTAAAATCTTTTGAAGAAACCAGCACAGGAATTGTTGGAACATTCAAAATTGCAAGAACCAACGCAGGAGACGACGCTTTGATTGAAGCACAAGACGGATTACGCACTGGCTTCTCAATCGGGGCAACAATAGATGATTTTGTGACCAACGATCAGAATGTAATTGTTAACGCAGCTACATTAAAAGAAGTTTCACACGTCACATTCCCTGCATTTGGTGAAAATGCACAAATAACTGAAGTAGCTGCAAAAGCAGATATTTCACAACCAACAGAAAGCGAGGATACTATCGTGTCAAACGAAGTAACCCCAGAAGTTAAGGAAGACGAAGCTGTAGAAGCTGTTGTCGCTCCTGCTGTTGAAGCAAAAGAACGCAACGTGCGTCCTGCAATCTTCACAGCACCAAGAAGCCCAATCAACTCCAAGGCTTCATTCTTAGAACACAGCATTAAAGCAAAACTTGGTAACCAAGAATCAGCAACATTCGTAGCACACGCAGAAGCACAAGCTGCTAACTTAATGACCGCTGCAGATGATTCATTCACAACCAACCCTGCTTTCAAACCAGTACAATACGTTTCAACAGTTGTTGACACTTTGATTGGTTCACGCCCAGCAATTGATGCAATCGGATCTCGTGCGCTTCCAGCTGCAGGTATGACAATCTCTGTACCAAAAATCACAACTAACGGAACTGTTGCAGAAACTGCAGAAGGTGACGCACCATCAGAAACAGGAATTGTTTCCTCATATGTAAATTTGAGTGTAAAAAAATACAGTGGATTGCAACGCTATTCTATAGAGCTTCTTGAAAGGAGCGATCCTTCTTTCTTCCAAGCAATGCTTGACAATATGCAAAAGGCATACAACAAAGCAACAGACGCAGCCGTAATTGCTGCTCTAACTTCAGGCGGAACTCAAGCAACAGCAGTTGCAGCATCTTCCGACGGAATCATTTCCTATGTATCCACAGAAGCACCAGCAGCTTACTTAGCAACTGGCGAACTAGCTTCTGCATACATTGCAGGAACTTCACAATGGTCATTGTTACTTGGAGCAAAAGATTCAGGCGGACGCCCAATCTACAATGCTTACAACCCACAAAATAATGCTGGTGTTTCAGGTCCACAATCACTACGTGGAAACGTATTAGGTCTTGACCTTTACGTAGACGCTAACGCAGTTTCAACAACTATTGACGAATCAGCATTTATTGTTGTTCCATCATCTGTTGCAATCTACGAAAGCCCAGTACTACGTCTATCAACCAACACACCAACAACTGGTGAAATCGAAACAGCACTCTATGGCTATATGGCTACTGGAGTTCTTGTATCCGGTGGAGTTAGACGCTTCAACCTAACCTAATTCCCTAGGTTAAAATCGTGAGGGTGGTTCGCCCCTGTGCCACCCTCACCCCTAAGAAAGGAAAGAAATGCCAGTATTAGTATCAGCAGCTGAACTAAGAGCTGTACTTGGTGTTTCTTCATCTTTATATAACGACGCTGCACTTGAAGCAATCATTGACACAGCAGAAGATGCAATAGGTGATTTTTTAACCCAATGGAAAGTTCCAATTGAAGCACAACGATCTGAAAGTGCTACATTAACAACTTTATACGCAACACAACCACACAAATTTTATGAAGGGCAAACAGTAACCCTTTCAGGTATTGACGGACATACTGGTTCTAAAGTTGTAGCCAAAATCGTTGATACTTATACTTTTAAAATAGCAACAACAGGTGCAACAATTCACGACGACATACATTTTCAAATTCCTAATGGAACAGCAGCAGCAAATAGTCTTTCACAATACAACAACGTAAAAGCAGTAGAAGAAGCTGTTTTACAAATTGCTATTGACGTATTTCAATCCAGACTAGCCGCAGGTGGCACACAACAAGCCCTTGATTACACACCAGCACCATATAGAATGGGTCGGACACTTCTTTACAAAGTTACAGGTTTAATTTCAAAATATATAGACTCTAATAGTCAAGTAGGTTAATCTATGGCCTTATCAGACCTTAGAAACACCTTAAAAACAGCAATAACTTCTGGAACAAACTACACCGCTTATGATCACGTACCAGAAATAATAATCCCACCAGCAGCCCTTATTTTGGCTTCTGACCCATACCTTGAACCAATGGTTATTGGCAATACAAAGAATTGGTACGTAAGACTTACTTTAGAAGTGGTCAGCACTACGTATTCAAATCCAAGCGCATTAAAAAACTTGGAAGATGATATAGAAACAATCTTGGCACTTGTTCCGACTTCTTGGGTTATACTGTCGGTATCTAGTCCAAGAATTAGGCAGACCAACAGTACTGATCTGTTAACTGCTGAAATCCAACTACAAACAGCCTACACAGGCTAAGGAAGGCAACAATGGCAACAACAATCTTAAGTGGTCGTTCACTTGTTTTGACTATTGCAACTAAAGATTATTCAGATCAAATCTTGACCGCAAACTTAACAATCGCAACAGATCGTTTAACTTTTGACACTATCGCAGGACGCGCTTACAAATACATTGATAGCAACACAACTTTGGATCTTGAATTCCTAAACGATATTGGCGAAACAGACTCATTGACTAAAGCTCTTTGGGACGCAACTGAATCAGCACCAGACACAGTTCTAGCTGCTGTTTTGACTGCAAAAACTGGTAAGACATTTACTTTCAACGTGCTACCTTCTTGGCCAAGCCAAGGTGGAACAGGTTCAGATGCTCAAAAGGTTTCTGTATCTTTGCAAGTTGTTGGAACAATCACCGAATCATTATAAACAAAGAACAGGGGCACACAAATGCTTAAACTTAAAATACGTTGGGAATTGGAAACAGGTGAAGTTTATGAAGAATGGACTAGACCTAATGAACTTGCCCAAGCAGAAAAAGATTTATATAACAATCGTTCTATTATTAAAATTCTTACTGAGGAAAGCAGTCCAAGTAACCAGTTGCTTTTATTCTTGGGACACAAGATTCAACAGCGTATCACAAAAAAGATGGAAAACATTGACACTTGGAAATCAAAAGTCGTCGATATTGCAGCTGTTGATTTTGAGACAGCAAATTTTACGAAGCCCGCTCAGTCGGGCGAATAGCAGTCGAATTAGCGATAACAACTGGTATTTCACCAGATTATTGGCTAAATGCAGATCCAGATATTTGGGCTACAGCAATCGACATATTGAACGAGCGCAATAATGGCTAAAGCAATTAGTCTTGTTCCAGTTGATAAAGATTATCGTGCTTTACTTCGTGCGTTTGGAAAAATGGACGATATTGCAAAAAATGATATGAAACAAATTGCAAGAGATTTGGCTGAACGTGGTGCTGCTTATGCTCAAGGTTCTGCTTCACGCGCACCTTATAACCCTAAACAAGCTGTAGCAGTTGCTGATTCAATTAGAGTTTCTAAATCAGATAAAGCACCTTCTTTTAGTATTGGTGGTCGTCAAAAAGTTGGCGCTAGTGCTTTTAGTGCTGGTTATGTAATAATGGGTTCAGAGTTTGGATCTAAACAGTACAAGCAGTTTCCAAAACGTTCTCCGTCTCAAGGTAGAGGAAATCGTGGTTGGTGGTTGTATCCTGCTATGTCTAGGTTTCAACCTACTATTGCAAAGGAATGGTTAGCAGGTTTTGAGAAAGTTAGAGATGCTTGGGCGGGTAGAATTTAATGGCTGATATTAGAACCCTTAAATTGGCGTTACTTGCTGACACCAAAGATTTTATTGACGGCCTTGATAAAGCCGATAAAGAAACACGCACTTTCACAAATAAACTTGATGACGCATTAAAAGTTGGTGCTGCCGCATTTCTAGCCGTTGGTGCTGCTGCAGCTACTATGGCAGTAAAAATCGGTGTAGATGCCGTTAAAGCCGCTATTGAAGATGAAAAAGCGCAAATCAGTCTTGCACAAACATTACGTAACACAACTAAAGCAACAAACCAACAAATTGCAGCCGTTGAAGATTACATTGACAAAACAGCAAGAGCCACAGGCATAACAGATGATCAATTACGTCCAAGCCTTGACAGACTTGTTAGATCAACTAATGACATAACAAAAGCACAAAAACTTCAAACACTAGCTCTTGATATTGCTGCAGGAACAGGTAAAGACCTTGCAACAATTACAGAAGGCTTAGGTAAAGCCTATGACGGCAATCTTGGTGCCCTTAAACGACTTGGCGTTTCATTAGACGATTCAATCATTAAATCTAAAGATTTTGATGCAGCCGTAAAAGTATTGTCAGAAACTTTTGCTGGCCAAGCAGATGCAGCAGCTAATACTTTTGCTGGACGAATGGCTAGAGTAAGTGTTGCCCTTAATGAATCTAAAGAACAAATAGGATTTGCTTTACTTCCAATATTAGAAAAACTTGCAACATTTTTAACAGATACAATGCTTCCAGTAATTCAACAACTTGTAAACGGATTAACTGGCACAGGTAAACAATCTATGACTAGAGCATTTTACGACGTTGGAACAGGTGCAGTAACTTTTGGTTATGATCTTAATAACGCTCAAGGTTCTGCATATTTGCTTGGGGAAGAAATCAGACTTGTCGCTAAAAAGGTTGGCGAATTTGTAGCACAATTAACAGGCGCAGCAAACGATAAAGGATTGCAAAGTTTCTTAGATAAAATTCTTCAAATTATTGATGCTATTGAAGCTGCTATTGGTGCTTATAATCGTTTACCAGACATAGGGAAACTTCTTGTAAATCCTGCCTCTCAATTGGTGACTTTAGCCCCTGCAGTTAAACAAGCAACAGGAACAGTTGTAAACGTTTATAACAACGTAAAAAGTGCTATTACTGATCCATTAGCCACAGCTAGAGCAATCACCAAGGTAACTAATACAGCTTATGCAACAACTGGTTTAAGGTAAATCTTGGCTGATGACAATTTTCACACCGACTCACAAAATAACAATTGCTGGAGTCGAATACACTAACGAAATTTTAAGTGGTGGAACAATCACCGCTGGTCGAGTGGACATATTTGACCAAACGCAACCTTCATATTGCAATCTTGAATTAGTTAATCTTTCAGGTACTAGCCCAACAGTTAATTTGCTTGATTCTGTTGTTATTGAAACAAAAAACACAGCAGGAACGTTTGTTAAGTTATTTACTGGTGAGGTTTCAAGTGTTTCTAATACTTTATCTGGTGCTGGTGCTGGTGGAACTTTTGCTAACGTTTTGCAAATTCAAGCACAAGGTGCTTTAGGTCAATTAGTTAAAAGATTTGCTGGATCTGTTTCTTACCCAATCGAACTTGATGGGGCAAGAATTACCAGAATACTTCAAGAAACCCTTTATACAGCTTGGGAAGATTTGAGTACAACTTATAAATGGACAGATGTTGCTGTCAGCGATACTTGGGCTACTTATGGTGTTCAAGGTATTGACACAATTGATGCTGGACGTTACACAGTACTAGCCAGAAGCGCTAGTTCAGAAAATGCTTTTGATTTGGTTAACACCACTTCCGATTCAGGTCTTGGATATATGTACGAGACAACAGCAGGCAACATTGGTTATGCTGACGCTGAACGTAGAACAAACAATTATGGATCTAATTTAATTCCTTTAGATTCTTCAGTTGTATCTTCAGATGGAATTCAAACAAGGCTTCAAACAGCAGATATTGTTAACAGCGTTGTGGTTCAATATGGTGACCCTACAGCTGAAGTTGAGGCTATAGATGATGCAAGTGTTAATCTTTATGGTCTTATTCAACAGGTCAATTCGACGATTCTTTCAGATTCAACTCAAGCGACAAATCAGGCAACAAGATTTGTGGGTCTTAGAGGTATCCCTAAAACAGGTTTTGATTCATTAAGCCTTGATCTAGCCAACCCTAACCTTGATGACACCACCAGAAATTCTTTACTTGGTGTAACTATGGACAAAGCCTTGTTTATTAGCTCATTACCAGTTGGCTTATTTCCAACAGGAGAATTTGAAGGTTTTGTTGAAGGCTGGACTTGGACACTTGCCAAAAATTCGCTAGATTTGCAAATGCTTGTAAGTAACAAAATTTACTCGACAGTTGATGTACAATGGGAAGATTACAACACGACAACCCAATGGCAGAACTTAAATAGTGTCTTGACTTGGCTTGACTTAGCGATAGGATAGGAAAATGCCAACAACTACAAAAATGGGTATTGTTTACCCAGCCAGCACAGATCTTGTTAAAGATGGCGCTACAGCTATGGGTACTATCTCAACCACAGTAGATTCAAAAACAGGTTTAGTTTTGATTAGCACAACAAGTTTTAGTGCTGTTTCTAGTATTTCATTGGCTAATAATACTTTTACTTCTTCTTTTAGAAATTATCGAATTATTGTTGATGCAAATGCAAGCACTGGCAGTTATATACAAATGCGAATGAGGGCATCAGGAACTGATAATACTTCAGGTGCTTATGCTTCAGGTTTTATTTATCAAGACATAAACGTTGGTGCTTCCAATCCAACAAAAGATGTGCAAGGAACAGCAACTGGAACTTCTTGGTATAGAATTGGTTATTTTGTAACTGGAGATAATCCACTTGTATTTGATTTATTTCAACCACAAATTGCTGCACAAACTTTTGGTAATATGGCTCAAATGAGAAATGACGGTGTTGTTTTAAGTGGTGGTTTTTATCACACTTCTTCAACTAGTTTTGATGCTTTAACCGTTTATCCAACTTCAGGAACAATTACAGGAAGCATAAAGGTATATGGCTACAACCAATAAAATTTTTATTCAAGAAGGTGACCAAGTTATTGAATTAACTGGTAAAGATAAAGAAGTATTTGTTGCACAACGCGCTTTAGACCAAAAACAATCGGATGCAAGTCTAAATAAAGCACAAGAACAAAAAGAATTAAAAGTTTCTGCTTACACAAAACTAGGATTGACTGAAGAAGAAATCAACGCAATACTATGAGCAACTTCAAAGCAATAGCATTATCTTATGGCAGAGCATTTCTTGCATCAGTCATAGCTTGTTATCTTGCTGGTGTTACTGATCCAAAAATGTTGTTAGCATCAGGTCTAGCTGCAGTACTTCCACCATTACTTCGTTGGTTAAATCCACAAGACGGCACTTTTGGCTACGTTAAGGTCAAAGACAACAACGAGCACTAATGATAGGTCGTCAAGCTGCTGAAAAGATGCAGCAATGGCATATTGAACGTAAAACAGGCGTTAAAGGAATGTGTCTTAAAACTTGTCGTTTAGCTTGGAATATCCCCGCTAAGTTTCCTTCCGCAATATCTGCTTGGGACAATACTCCTAAAAAGAACAAATTTACTGATCCAATGAAAGCCCCTATTGGTGCGACACACTTTTGGAAAGGCGGACGATTCGGACACATTGCCATTCAAAGCCACAAAACAGGATATATTTGGTCAACCGATATTCCTGACAAGGACTTGATAGGTCTTACTTATTACACAAGTGTTACTGATAAGTGGGGCTACAAATACCTTGGTTGGACTAACAAATTGAATGGGGTTGATTTGAATGTCTAAACCAAAAGCAAAAAAACAAAGCATTGAACTACCAGACGTAATGGCTACTGAACTTGTAAGAATTGTCAATACAGCTCACGAAGAAGGAAAACTGATTGTTGGTTTCGTTGCTTGCTTGGAGTTGTTTGATGGGAAAAAGAAAACTATAAAGATTGTTGCAAATCAAGAAATGCCACAACACAGTATATTTGGGATTATTAACTTTGCTGCAGAAAAATACCAGTTCACCATCTCACCAGACGAAGACGAAGATGATGATTTTTATGATCCAAATTGGTATGACGGACAATGATAAATGAACTTGTTGGCATTATTGGGTTGCTTGTTACTATTCTTGTTTTGGTTATTAAGGCAACTGCAGAAATTATTAAAATGAAATCCCAGTTGTTTCCTAATGGTGGAAGTTCTTTGTCAGATAAAGTGACACGCCTACAGTTAGATGTTGTTAAAATTCGTAGTACTATAGATAGTATTAGTTCAGAGTTAG